CAGCAAGGTCCTGGGCCTGACGGTTTCGCGCGCTGCCTGACCGACAACGTGTTCCCCCTCTACGGCTCCTTCGGGGGCCGTAGTCGTCTTCAGGACTGACATATGAACGACTGGATGGATGCCTCGTATCACACGGAGCAGGCTCAACGACATGCCAAGGCAGCGAACAGGATGCGCGCTGAACCTGCTGCACCCCGTGCCGTTGCTCCTTCAGGTAGCGCAGTGCCTGCTGATCCAGGCCACGACGACCAGACCTGCCACCTGGACTTCGAGACGTACTGCGACATCGACGTTCGCAAGGTGGGTGCGCACCGCTACGCTCGGCATCCCAGCTGTGAGGTGCTCATCTGCAGCTACCTGCTCCCAGGCATGGCGGACCCTGCCGTGTGGTTACCACGGCAAGAACCTCCGCCTGCTGCGCTGGTGCGCTGGGTTAGGGATAGGGGTAGGATGGGTGCCCACAACGCTGCCTTTGAGCGTGCTGTGTGGCGCTGGGCACTGCGTAGGCAGTACCCTGACCTGCCCGAAGTGAAGGACAGCCAGTGGGTCTGCACCGCTGCCAAGGCAGCGGCCTCCGGCCTGCCACGCAAGCTGGAGAACGCACTGAAGGCACTGAACATGGGCGTCGAGAAGGACGCCGAGGGCGCCAAGCTCATCAAGGTGTTCTGCCAGCCACGCAAGCCCACGAAGAAGGACGCACGGACGCGTATCCTGCCTGAGCAGGACGTTCGGTTCCAGCGGTTCATCGAGTACTGCCAGCAGGACGTTCGGGGTGAGGTGGTGCTGGACCATGCGCTGCCTGACCTGATACCCCGTGAGCGCCGCATGTTCATCCTGGACATGCTGATGAATGACCGGGGGTTGCCCGTTGACCTGCCCCTGGTCGAGAAGGCGCTCACCGTGGTGCAGGGTCTCGAGCGTGCCGTGGCTGACCGGGTGACCGAGATCACCACGGACCGAGACAACGTCAACGGGCTGAAGGCCACCCAGGTGGCGAAGATGCTCCAGGTGTTCGCCGACCGTGGGCTGGACCTGGAGAACATGCGGAAGGAGACCATCCAGGCAGCGCTCAAGGACTCGAATCTGGATGACACCACCAAGGAGCTACTGATGCTCCGGGTGGAGGCTGGCAAGGCCAGCACCAAGAAGCTCATCAGCATGAAGCTGTGCGCCGACCCTGACGACCACGTGGTCCAGGGTGGCTTCCTCTACCACGGTGCCCACACGGGTCGGTACGCTGGCCGACTGGTGCAGCCGCACAACTTCATCCGGGGGATGCTGAAGGACAGGCAGCGGGAGCTCGTGTTCGCGCTGCTGGAGTACGCTGACGCGGACCTGTTCCTGCTGCTGTACGACAAGCCAATCGACGTCATCAGCCAGTGCATGCGGGGGTTCATCCGTGCGCCTGAGGGGTACGAGCTAGCCGTGGTGGACTACACCGCGATTGAGGCCCGCATCCTGGCCTGGATCGCCGGCGAGGACCACATGCTGGAAGCCTACTTCCAGGGGGTCGACGTCTACAAGCTGATGGCGAAGAAGCTGTGGCACCTGGACACCATCGAGGAGGTGACAGACGAGCAGCGGCGCATCGCCAAGAACTTGGTGCTGGGCTGTGGCTATCAGCTGGGTGGTGCCAAGTTCGTGGACTACGCGGCCAATGCGGGTGTGATCATCACGGAGGAGTTCGCGGCGATGGCCGTGAAGGCATACCGTCGTGAGCACCCTGCCATCGTGCGCAGCTGGAAGACGGTGGAAGGACTGGTGGCCAATGCCATCAACCACCCTGGTGAGGTGTACGAGGGGCTGACCTGCAAGTTCTTCATGAGGGAGCACTGGCTCTGCATCCAGCTGCCGTCTGGGCGCGAGATCCGCTACCCGCATGCCCGTGCCGTACTGACTGAGCGATGGGGCAAGCCGGCCTGGAGCCTGAGCTTCCGCACCGAGATCAAGGGTCAGTGGGTGCGCGAGAACACCTACGGTGGCAAGCTGATCGAGAACATCGTACAGGCGATTGCCCGTGACGTGATGATGGAGGGCATGCTGTCGGCTGAGGTGGGTGGCTACCCGGTCATCGGCACGGTGCATGACGAGCTCCTGACCTTGCGCCTGAAGGGAACGTCCAACGTCAAGGAGCTCGAGAAGCTGGCCTGCACAGTGCCACGCTGGTCCAAGGGCATGCCACTCGCAGCGAAGGGGTTCATATGCGAACGGTACAAGAAAGACTGAAGAAGCAGACCGAGGACAAGGTCGAGCAGCACCTGCTGGCTTGGGTCAAGCGTCTACGTGGCATCTGCATCAAGCTGCCTGCCATCTGGTACGCTGGCATCCCGGACCGCATGGTGCTGCTCCCAGGTGGTAAGGTGCTGTTCGCCGAACTGAAGCGTCCGGTGGGTGGAGTGTTCGAGAAGCTTCAGCCACGCTGGATAGCCAAGCTGCGTGCGCTGGGCTTCACGGTTCACGTATGGCACACTAAGGGTTCAATTGACGCGTACTTCGAGGAGCTCCTATGAGGATGAAGACCTACATCCAGATCAACGGCAAGTGGCACCGCACCTATCGGGTCAACGACTGGTACGATGTGCTGTGCTGGGTCTGCGCCATCGGCCTGTTGGCTACCGTCGGTTTCGCTGCGCTGACCGGGAGGCTCGGGTGCTGAAGCGCAGTGACATGCGAGGGTACCAGCAGACGGCAGCGACCTTCATCAAGCGCAAGACCCGTGCTGGCCTGTTCCTCGACATGGGTCTGGGCAAGACCGTCAGCACGCTCACTGCCGTGTCCGACCTGCTGGCTCATGGGGTCACCAATCGCGTGCTGGTGGTGGCACCCCTCCGGCCTGCTCAGGGCGTGTGGCGCCAGGAGGCCCGCAAGTGGCAGCACCTGAAGCACCTGACGTTCAAGCTGCTGACTGGCAACGAGCGCCAGCGACTGATGGCCCTGAACAGCCAAGCCCAGATCCACATCATCAACGTGGACAACCTGCGCTGGCTGCTCCAGGTGCTGCGGTCACGCATCAAGAAGCACGGATGGCCATACGACATGCTTGTCATCGACGAGAGCAGCATGTTCAAGACGCCCAAGTCCAAGCGGTTCTCATCGCTGCGCTGGCAGCTGAAGCGCTTTGAGCGCCGGGTGATCTTGACAGGCACCCCCGCACCGAAGGGCCTGCTGGACCTGTGGGGGCAGGTGTTCATCCTTGACGAAGGCATGCGTCTGGGCGCTCAGGTGGAGCGCTACCGCAGCAGGTTCTTCCACCCCTCGGGCTACATGAGCTACGGGTACAGCGCGGACCCAGGTGCAGAGCAGCAGATCATGGAGCTGATAAGCCCGTTGATCTTGACCATGCGTGCCGAAGACTGGCTTGAGCTACCGCAGGTGCTGGAGCAGACCGTGTACGTAGACCTTCCGCCGAAGGCACGGTCACTCTACCAGCAACTGGAAGCTGAGATGTTCCTACAGCTGGAGAACGGCAGCACCGAGGCGCTGAGTGCCGCGTCGTTGTCGTCCAAGTGCTGGCAGATGGCCAATGGAGCACTCATCCTCGAGGACGAGCTAGGTGAGCGCACATGGCAAGCCATTCACGATGCCAAGCTGGAAGCCCTGACCGAGGTGCTGGATGGTGTGGGCGGCAACGTCCTGGTCGCGTACTGGTTCAAGCACGATCTCTTGCGGCTGAAGAGCATGTTCCCCAAGGCACCGGTCGTGGCTGAGGCCAAGAACGAGCGTGCCCTGACCCGCATGCAGGATGAGTGGAATGCTGGCAAGCATCGGGTGATGCTGGTGCATCCACAGGGCTCAGGCCACGGGCTGAACTTCCAGGGTGGTGGCAACGTGATGGTCTTCTTCAGCATGCTGTGGGGGCGTGAGGCCTACGCACAGGTGAAGGAGCGCATGGGTGCAGCGCGACAGGTGGGTCTACGTGACCACGTGATGTACAAGTACATCGTTGCCCGTGACACCGTCGACGAGCTGATGCTGCGCACCCAGCGCATGCGTCACGCCGATGAGCGCCGATACATCAAGATGCTCAAAGAGTACCGTGATGTCCAGGAGCTCCTGGCATGAGATGCCCCCGGTGTGGGGCGTGGTCTGAAGTCAAGGAGACACGAGCTGATGACGCATCTTTCAAGACCAAGCGCAGACGCATCTGCGCGAACAAGCACCTGTTCACCACGTACGAAGTGCTGCCTGCTATGCTTGCCAGTGCCCGTGACCAGCGCGGTGCCATACGCGCAGCAAGAGCGTCCATCGCGCAGCACCGACGCAACCAAGCCATCGTCCAGGCTCTGCAGGCTGGTGCGTCCACCAGTGCGGTAGCCCACGCGCACGGGTTGACGGATGCACGCATACGGCAAGTACGTGACACTTTCACTGACCCCACCACCCCCGATACCAACGGTATCACTGACCGAGGACCCACCACATGACGTACCCGAACATGCTGACCACCCCACAAGCACTCGCTCTGGTGGCCACTGACCACACGACTGACTGGCGCAAGTTCGCCAAGACCATGTTCAGCTTGGAGGACGCCGATCCAGGCTACATGCTGCTGGCTCGGGCAGACCTGCCCTACGCGACGAAGCTGCGGTACGTGCTGGCGTGGTGTACCTTCTACAACCCCGGTCTCGCTGCCGTGGCGTGCCAGTACCAGGGAGCCAAGTTCTACGAGTACCTGCACTCGGTGTATCCCACTGCCAAGCGAGCCAGTGAGCGCCGCCACTTCCGAGGCAAGGCAGGGCTGAAGGCGCTGGCTGACTGGCAGAAGTGGTACCCGAAGCCCGAGGCCATGATCGAGGCATGCTACGGCGACCACTACCTGAAGGTGCGCCAGCAGATGAAGGGCATGACCCAGATGGGCGACTACTTCTACTGGAAGCTGGCCGACATCTGGGACACCGTGTTCGGCAAACCCGTGGACTTCACCGGCTGTGAGAAGTACATGCCGAAGGTGCCGAAGCAGGGGGCCGAGCTCATCTACCGGCTGGAGGCCCCGATCGGCGGGTGCCTCGCCCAGCTGAGTGACGTGACCGACGAGATCACCGCCTACATCCAGCAGATCAAGTACCCCATCAAGGCCGGACGCAAGCTGGCGCTCCAGGAGAGCGAGACGGTGTGCTGTGTGTTCAAGCAACACGTGGTCGGCGACTACCGCTACGGGTTCCGCAGTGCCAAGGCATTCAAGCGTCTGATGTCCGTCAAGGCCGAGGCACCCAAGACGGCCGGTGCGCTGCTGAACGGGCTGTACGCTGGCGGCATCTGGAACGTCCACGCCCTGACCGCAGTGGGAGAGAAGCTGTGAACACGCCTGACCCACACGCTGCCCTCTGGTCTTCCGTTGCTGCGGCTGCAGAAGCGGTGTCGGTCAGCGGCAACCCTGAGGACGCAGCTGCGTTCTGTGCCGCTATCGATCGGCTGTCGGATGCCATCATGTGCGACAATCCGATCGACATGGTGCTGCACTGTCCGCAGTGCCATACACAGCACATCGACGCGCCCGAACCAGGACAACTCATCAGTGGTGGTCCGAGCGCCGGAAGGGTACGTCCGGGCTGGGACAACCCCCCGCACCGCAGTCATCTGTGCCACCACTGCCACACCATCTGGCGCCCGGCAGACGTACCCACGAACGGCGTCCCGTCGGTCAAGACCAGAGGCAAGCGCGACAACTGGAGTCCTACATGAACACCCTCGTCTACGTACATGGCACGAACGGCAGCGGCAAGAGCACCCTCGCACGTGCCGTGCTGGCTGCGGCTGGTGGCCCCAAGGCGGTCTGCACCGTCCCAGGGATACCCAAGGCTAAGTACACCACCACGCACACGCCCAGGACGTTCCTGGTGGGCAAGTACCTGACCAGCTGCGGGGGTGTGGACGGCATCCTGCCGTATGCGCTGGTCGGCGACATCCTGGGCTTCATCGGGGGCAACACCTTCGCCGAGGGACTGGTCACCCCCGGTGTGGCTACGTGCCAACGGTTCACCAACATGTACGACCGTGCTGTGTTCATCCTGCTGGACACGCCCGAGACGCAGTGCATCAGCAACGTCCTGCAGCGCCGGAAGGAGGCCGGCAATACGAAGCCCTACGACCCCGACAACCTGTACCGTAAGGCACGGTCGGCACGCAGCTGGGCTGTGAACCTTGAGCGAACAGGCTTGGAGGTACACCGCCTACAATACCCGGACGCACTGCGCCTGACCCTCGGGCTCATGCGTCTCCCTCCCTACGACATCCTCTGAAGGAACCACCATGGAACAGAAACTCCCCGGCATGTACGGGTTCGGCATCACGGTCGACAACGTCAACGAAGCCCTGCCCCTCGGCCTCCAGCTGATCAAGGACCGTGGCGTCGAGCGTGTGTCACGCGGCATCCCGTTCATCGAGGTGCCCGGTCCCGTCCACACCATCTACCGCAACCCGCAGCGACGCGTGCTGTTCGACGAGGTGCGGGATGCCAACCCGTTCTTCCACCTGATGGAGAGCATGTGGATCCTCTCGGGCAGCAAGCGGGTTGAACTCCCGCAGTACTTCCTCAGCAACATCACGCGGTTCAGCGACGACGGCTTGACCTTCCACGGTGCCTACGGGTACCGACTGCGCCATGCATTCGGCTACGACCAGCTGGCGTGCGTGGTGCGGCTGATGAAGGAGAAGCCTGACACCCGGCAAGCGGTGCTCAGCATCTGGCACCCCGAGCTTGACCTGGGTTGCCCGACCAAGGACATGCCGTGCAACGACATGGTGATGCTCAGCATCCGTGACGACTACCTGCACATGACGGTGTGCAACCGAAGCAACGACGCCATCTGGGGTGCCTACGGTGCCAACGCGGTGCAGTTCAGCATCCTGCAGGAATGGCTCGCGGCCGCGATCGGCGTCAACGTGGGCTACTACGTGCAGCAGTCGAACAGCTATCACGTCTACCCGGACAACCCGTTCTGGCAGCAGTACCTCAAGGGCAACCACGACGCGGGTCACGTGGCGAACCCGTACATGGACCCCGACATGGATGTGACGCCCATCGCCCTGGGCCCGCAGGAAGCCGGCATGGTGATGTCTGACTGCGAGGAGCTCGACCGTCGCGCTACCGACGGTACCGCACTGGCTGCACCGGGGTACCACTCCATGTTCTTCCGTCGTGTGGTCACGCCGATGATCACCGTGTACGACCTGTACAAGACGAAGGACTACTGGCGTGCGCAGGAGCTCTGCCGCTACATCGACGCCCCCGACTGGCGTGCTGCCTGCTACCAGTGGCTGGACCGTCGGCGTGAGAAGGCCGCAGCCAAGGCAGCTGACAGCGAAGGGGGTGAACTGTGATGAAGGCGCTGACCGAAGCCCAGCTGTACCGTGACGCGGGTGCCGTGAAGCGGTACCACGTGAAGCGCACGCACCGCACCCAGACGGTGGCCGAGCACACCTTCGGCATGCTGATGCTGCTGAAGCAGGTGATGAACCCCACCTTCCCGTCGCACGGCATGTGGCGCATCTACGAGGCGGTCATGCACCACGACCTGCCCGAGCTGATGACCGGCGACATCCCTGCCCCCATCAAGCGGGTGCATCCGGAACTCGGCCCACTGATGGACAGCATCGAAGCCGACCTGCACCCGCTGTACCGCGACTACGGGCTGTCGGCCGAAGAAGGTGCGCTGCTCAAGTGGGCTGACCGTGCTGAGCTCGTGCTGTGGTGCCTGGAGGAGTACCGTCTGGGCAACCAGTACGTCCGGCCCACCATCGCACGTGGTCTCGGCTGGATCTTGGCAGCACGCATCCACCCGTGCGCCGGCCCGCTGACTGAAGAGATCGTGGCCGACGCATGGTCCCTTGGCATCGCGCCGGCCTCTGGCGCAGAACTGGAGATGAACGCATGAACCCCAACCTCACTCAAGTCGCAGGCACCCACTACCGTTCCGCCTTCCAGCACTGGGACCTGGTCGTCAAGCTGCGCCTCGGCTACTTCGAAGGTCAGGTCACCAAGTACGTGACCCGTCACCGCAGCAAGAACGGTGCCCAGGACTTGGACAAGGCGCTCCACTTCCTGATGAAGCTGACGCACCTGCACCAGACGGCCGGCTGGTCCCCGCAGCACCTGCACCCCACCACCACGCTGATGCACGACTACCAGGAGGCCAACCTGCTGAACGACCAGGAAGCCAAGGTGGTGTTCTACGTGTGCGCCTGGACCACCCTGGATGGCCTGAAGCTGGCCGAGCAAGCGCTGATGGAGCTCACCCGGCTGCACTACCCCCGTGGCCTGCCTGCACCGGTCAAGCGCTCCGACGAGGAACGGCTGGCTGCGATCGACGGTGACATGTTCCGTGGTGTGACCCCGGCTGAACGCGTCACGCTGCTGCGAGGGCTGCACACCGGCAAGGTTGAACCCATCACTGAAGCAGAGCGTCCGGAGCAGGCGTCGTTGTTCGACGACGGTGGTCCGACCAGCGGGTACGTCGACCAGGGTCGAGACATCTGAGCACCCTGTCACCGCTGCCGCCTGGGAAGGTCGCAGCGGTGAATACCCTACTTGGTTGAAGGGTCTTGTGGGTTCACAGAACGGCATGCGAACATTCGTTCACGGTGAAGCGCAGTGCTACACCGGCAACCCCAAGGAAACCACCATGACCACCAAGCTGAACCCCACCGCAGTCACCGAAGCCAACATGGGCGACGTCGCTTTCGACGGCACCCGCAAGCGTCCCGTTGTGGCCATCAACGACGAGGGTCAGCTGGTGGTGTGTTGCCGTCGCACCGCTGCCAAGCACGGCTGGAAGCTGGAAGGCACCCTGCACCAGCGCACCCGCACTGCCAAGCCTGTGAAGGCTGAGACCCCCGCTGCCACCCCGGCGAAGCCTGCTGCCAAGAAGACCACCAGCAAGAAGGCCGACCCGGTCATCGTCGCCAGCGTCGAAGACCTGCTGAAGTAAACCACACCGGGGGCTTCGGCCCCCACAGGAGAACTCAGCATGACCGATACCCGCATCCTGGATGCATCCATCAAGCTGCTCAAGGGCACCCCCAATCGTCGTGCTAGCGACCGTAGGGTGGAAGTCCACTACAACGACAAGGACAGCACCTTCATGATCCAGGTGGGTTCCCGTGTGGTGGCCGAAGGCAAGGGCACCCGCGATGAAGCCAAGCGCATGGCCGACGAGCGTGCCAGCCGGCTGAGCGTCCTGCTGGGCAAGCACTACACTGTCACCGTCTACTAGGAGAGCCACACATGGCGATCAGCAAGGCACGCAAGGAGGCAACCAAGGTGAGCCTCGTCGAGAAGGCACTGGCCAAGGCCGATGACTTCCTTACCATCGAAATGGTCATCGCACAGTGCCACGGGGCTGTCACCCGTGAGCAGGCATCGTGCAGCCTACACCACCTGAAGAAGTACCGGGCTGCAGATGTGATGGCTGCAGAGGGTGGCCTCTGGTGGTACAGCACACCCAGCACGGATACCCGCACCAAGCACCTGGACCAGCGCACCCCTGAGGAGCGCAAGCGGAAGCCCAGGAGGGTGCGCAAAAACCTCGCAGGGCCAGCGCAACAGCAGTAGGGTAGGCACACCCCTAGTCCAGCAAAAAGCCCCCACCAGGGGGCTTTGACATGGATACCGATGGTATCCTACCGGGGTGTCTGCGCCAGCAAGCCGGTCTTCATCTCACTCTGCCGTGTGGTGCCAAGCCAGAAGGCCAGCGCACTGGTGAGGCCACCACTCAGCTGGCCGATCATGTACACGACGATGTCCCTGTTGCTCACAGGCACGCCGATGAAGAACAGTGCGATGAGCGTGCCAACGAAGGCACCCAGCACGATGAAGGTCAGAGCAGCAGGCACCGGAGAGGGCTGTGCCGTGTGCATCTTCCGAGCGCTGTCCCGGTCTGCCGCAGCGATGGCCTCCAGGTCGGCGACGTTCTTGTAGCCGAGCTCCTGCATGCGCAGTGCGAAGGTCTGATCAGCTGCCTTGAGCGCCAGTGCCTGCTCGGGAGACATACCACTGATGGCCGTCTTCAGGCTGTCCACGGTCTTGTCAGAGAGACCCAGCGCCGAGGCAGCTGCCTCCACCGCCATGCCACCCAGCGGACCACCCAGCGCAGTACCGATCCACGGTGCTACGGTGCTGACGATGTTCTTCCAGTCCATGGTTCACTCCTGGAGAGGGCCGAAGCCTGTGATCTTGCGTTTGCGGCGGAGAGCCCGTTCCTTCTGACGCTGACGGTCCCGCCACCACTTGTCACGGATGAGGAAGAACAGGTTCGCCACGGTCAGCAGCAGTGTGCAGAACAGCACCACATCAGACAACGTGATGGTGCCGAACAGCCAGCCGAGTGCGGCCAGGAGAGTCTTCTGCCACGGATGGCTGTCCGGGTCGATGAGACGGTCGAGTAGTGCGCGCATGGGTGGGGCTACGGTAGTGGGAGAGTTGCTCGAATTGTGGTTTAGCTTTGCCATTGGATGCCCTCCAGGTCGGACGCAGACCCAACTCCGTAGATGAGCGTACGAAGCTCCGACGCCTGCTCCCGCAGCAGCTGGACGCGGGTGTGGCTCCTGGCCAACACGGCAGCGATCTCCTTCGGCTCCAGCTTCACTTCGGTGTCATCAGCCAGCGTGAAGATGACCGAGGAGCTTGTCACGCTGGCACCGGTCGCCACTTCGAAGAGTGCCTGCCGTGACTTGGCATCGTGGTCGAAGGTGCCCCAATCAGTCACCAGCGGTGCATCCATGGCTGCGTCACGTGCTGCCTTGATCTCCGCCCACTTGTCGTCCTTCAGCTTCTTCAGCCGAGGCTGGATGCGCCACCGCTTGATGTCTGAGTGCCACTTCCACACGTAGAGGGTGAGGTCCGTGCCGTCCCAGGGAGGGTCAGGCTTGTAGTCGACGAGTGCGCCGGTAGACAGGTCCTTCCGCTGTGACAGCGGGTCAACACC